ACATAAGCTTCTGGTGCCTGCGTCAAAGCAGAACTAAAACTAGCGTAACCATCAATAGATTTGCGTTGTCCTGTTGCATCAGGAAAACTATAGACTGCGACTACAGGCCTAGCTGACGGTAATTGTAGTTCTTTAATAGCATCCGTAACTGGTTCATTTATAAAAGCAGATTTAGAAAAGCATTGTGCTTCACCTATTATGGTTACTACATCTTTATAATCGTTGTTAGGATTAGTTAGGCAGGGTGATATATATTCTAAGTGCGTGGCACAACTAGAAACCAAAGTCCCCAATAGGGATAGTGATAGTAGTTGTTTCGCCAGTTGTTTCATTAAATATAGTCATTGTAATATTTATACCGTCTGTCGTCCAAGTTATGAGGTTATCAAACAAAGTGAAAGAACCCTCGTCAGCTGGGTTTTCGCCAAACAGTTGGTCAACTAATTGCCTGGACAGTTGTGCATAAACTCTAGATTCAAAGTTTCTTAGAAATCTGGCTAGGGTTGTGTTGTCAGCATCTCTTTCTAATTCATCTTGTAGAGCTTTGATTTCTGCACGTAAAGCTTCTCTTCTACTAAATTCTTGCTCGTCTATCGTTAGGTAATGTTGTGAAGTGCCAACGCCTGAAAATGCAGGTGATTTAAATTTGAATTTTATTTCGTCGGCGAGGACAGGAAGCATTAAGATTGGGATTAAGTATATTGCGCAACCCATCCTCTTGTATTTATCTTTGTAATAATCGTCAGTCTTTTCTTTGGTCATCTCTGTCTGCCTTAGCAATTTTATTACTGTCTATAAGTTGTGGCACTCCCAATATAGTTTTAATTAAAGTATCTTGTCTTATTATCTCGTTATCCAAACTTCTTACTCTATCTATTAAGGCTACTAAAATACCGTGCTGTGAGTCAAGTTTAGTCCCTAGTCTTTGTTCCATAGCGCTTATTTGTTCTGCTACTTTTTCATCAACGACATCTAGTTTGTTTTCCATACCGTCAACAATCTTCATTATTAGTTTATAGATAAACCACCCAAGTCCAATAGCAGCAGCTATCGGGAAACCTAGTTGTTGAATTATTGTTACTACTTCTTGCATGATAAAAGAGTAGTCTGATGATCCCCTGGTTTTGTATGGAAACCGATGAGCTTTACGCTAGTCAACAGACTACTCGTCCTTTTTATGTGATGCTCCAAAATAAAAGGATATGACTGCACTTGCCAAACCTCCTAAATAACCTAACACCAGGTTAATTAAAGCTTCACTATTCTGTTCAGGCGGTTGTATTGTCACCAAAAATATATAACCCATAAACCCACCAATAACTACTACACCGAGCAGTTTAGATGTCCAGTCACTACTAAAAGTTTTTCTAGCATCTTGCAGGTCTTGTGTTTCTAATTTAAAAACATCAACCTCTAACTCTTTCATTTGTTTTTCAAAGTCTAGCTCTGCTTTTTTAATTTCTGCTAATTGTTGTGGTGATGCTTGTTGCACAGCTTTCTCTACTGCGCCCTTATTATTAGGCACGCCAAGTTTGTCAGCTAACATACTCATAGCTGCGTTGCCCATTGGCCCACCTAACGCTGTTCCGATTGTAGGTGCTACTGCTCCTACTAATACTTTTAATTTGTCTAACATATTCCTATTTCGCTCCTATCCATTCCTAATGGCTTGTCTGATAAACATTTTAACATATCTTTAGGTATGTGAGCATATGGCTCATTATCGTCTTCATATGTAGGGTCAGGCGATATGTTCATCCTTATATCGTAAACATAATCTGGATCCCATTCATGGTAGTATAAGCCATCCGTCATAGCATATACGGTTATAAATGGGACACCAGTTGATTGTGCATACATAGCACCCTTCATCAGCTTTGCAACTGACAGAATAAATGTGTCGTATTTATCAAAGCTAAATGTTCTGCATTTTACCTCGCACCAAAAACATTTGTCTTTAGATTCAATCCAATAATCCAAGCCATAGGCCGTGGGTAATTTATGGCAGGTTACATCCCAAGCACCTTCTAAGTATCCAGCCACTCGTTCTTCTCTTTTTTGATCGTCTATAGTTTCAAAACTAGGTTTTTTCATATTTAATCCTCATAATATGTTGGGTCTACAGCCACAAGTCTTTTAGTAGGTCTGCCTTTACCCCCAATCTTTATATCCATCTCTTGAACTTCACCAGCATTCTTCAATCTTTCAATAATTTCTTTAACTTCATAAGACTTCATACTTCTAAAAAGTTCTCCTCTATCTACTTCACGTTTTGATATGCCTGTATCACCTCTTGACCTAATAAAAGATAGCACTTGTTTTATTTTTGATTCTGTTGCTGAAGATGCCACCTTGTCACGACATGCTTCAATAAACAGGAGATCGTAATACCTTACATAATCTATACTCCATTTTGTTACATATCCTGGGACTTCTTTGCAATCAGGGTTGTCAGCTATAGCACAGACCAAAGACAGTCTCATAGCTTTTTCTCTTGTCCTTGATAGCAAAGGTTCTAGATTGTCTTTTTCTAAAACCTCTTGCCTCTTTACTATCTCTTGTGCAAACTCGTTTAGAAGTTGTTCGCTGTCTTGCGAAAAAGGTATAACGTGTGGTCTAAAATCTAGTTCAGCGTTGTTAAGTTCAACACCACCAAACTCTGAACGTGATCTTCGTATGTAATTAACCCAGTTAACTATTTGTAATGGTGGACTCTTAAATTTCTTCAGTCTTTGCACTTTCCTTGGTTCCTTTGATTCAATAACCAAAAACCTGTTTAAGAAACCATCAGCAATACGGCCAGAGTTAAGAGCCTTATAAAAATTTTGTGGGACTGATAAGCCTACCAAAGTAATTGCAGGCTTGTGTGTTACACGGTTCATAGCTTGATCTTTATATTGATCAGGCACACTCATCAAAGAATAATTATCAGGTCTTAAGGTTCCGTGACATCTGCCCCAAGCTTCCATAAGTGTTTGTATGCCGTCTTCTCTGTTAGTGTTTTGTTGTGCTCCAATAGCTTCAAGTCTTTTACCAAACTCATCCATAATAGTTATTTGTGTTGGTCTATAACGCAAAATAGAATGGACTGCACCTGAAGATGTATAACCGTCACCCACGACAAGATCTGAGTGTTCTGACATATTTAGAACAGCTTCTACAAATGATTTAATATTCTCTTTACCTTGTCCTGATTTAGCTATACCCATAAAGTATAGCGAGGCAAAGTTATTCATTGTCGTCCGATACAATCTGCCACAACTTACACTAGCGAGTGCCAAGGCACCAACAACAGATAGTTCAGGTTGTGATACTTGTGCAAGCTCTTCACAAAACTTAAACATTTCTTTTAAGATTCCTGGGGGGTTGAATAGATCTTTTGGTGGCACTACTTGTTCTTTGGTGTTTGTAAATAGTGGTGCTCTTTGGTTTTTTCTGTCGTGTGTCTTTTTAACATTATCAACCACAGAGTTTATCTCTGCTTGGGATAAAGGCGGTTGGTTTTGTGTATTCCAAGATTGCATGAAGAACTTAGCAAACTCTAAGTTAAGATTTTTTGATATTAAGTAACCTGATAGTCTTGCAGCTTGATCGTTTCTTGAGCCCTCATTCACACCGTCTAGTGAAAAGGGTGCAGTAACTATTTGTCCTTCGTTGTTCTTACCATTACCTGTTATTTGCTCCCATTCTTTTTCTGTAAAGTCTGGCAGATCGTCAAAGTCATGCACATCCCACTCAGGTATGGTTTGTGGTCTATATAGGTTGCCGTTAGCATGTTTATTGTAGGGTGCTATTATTAAGCCACCCTCCCCTCTTATGTCTATTAATCTTTCAATTGGTGTATCGTTAGTTCTCTTTGTTGCAAAGGTTGTGAAGTTTTCTGGATTGTTATAATAGTAATGCATACCCTTACCAGTAACTACTTTGAAAGGAGAAGGGGGCAGGTTGTTATCAACCCACCCCATAGCTTCGGGTGTATCAGCATCAACAACAATAAATTGACCGCAGATGAGTGCGACTACAAGATCATCACGATCTTTAAACCACTCAATTACAGTCTCTCGTTTGGGCCTTTCTGTTTTGTATTGATGCCAACCACCCAAAAAAACTGGTGGTTTTTTAGATTGCCTGAGTAGCGGAACTACTGACAGACCTTCATCATAATAGGCTAACGCCAGATCGAGAGGCTTCTCGTCTTCTGTAAGGTTTAGGTTGAACATTCAGCAATTATATCTTCGAGATTACCATAGATGGATTCAAAATCTAACTTCCCTTCGGACGCTCGAATGATTAATTTTGCTTGATCGACGGATGGTTGCCTGTGGCCATAACGCCAGGCTTTTATTGAATGTATTGAACATTCAAATAAATTGGCAGCTTCTTTGTTGCCAATAAATTCTATGTAGTCTTTTAAAGAATATCTTTTCACTTCTCTCTCCTTATATTTTGGTTGTATATTTATAGCTTCTAGTTTCTTCAGGTATGAGGTAGATAGCACTTTATTTCTAAAGTGATAATTAGCTAACCAAGTTGGTTTCTTCTCCATATCTTTACAAATTGAAACTGTTTGTTTTACAAATAGTAGTTTATGTTATAATATATGTCAATATTAATTTTATTCGGAGATATTATATGTCTTTTAAAGATAGAATCGTTAGCCCTGATTCATTGGTGAATCAACAAGGGGTTAAGATACTCGTTTATGGAGCTGCAGGTGCTGGTAAAACAACGCTTTGCGGGACTGCTCCAGGAAGAAAACTGATGATTGATATGGAATCTGGTTTGCTCTCAGTCAGAGATAGCCAAGACATAGATGTTATTCAGGTTAAGGAAGCAAAAGAAATTATTGAGATTTGTGAAGCTTTGAAAAATGGTGAATTAGTTTACGATACCGTATGCTTAGACTCTATATCAGAGATGTCAGAAATACTTTTAAATTTTGAAAAAGCTAGACATAAGGATCCAAGAATGGCATATGGTAATGTTCAAGAAACATGCACAAATGTTATGAGGGCCTATAGAGATTTGCATATGCATGTAGTTTTCGTTTCCAAAATGGAAAAGATGAACGTAGATAATGTAATGCAATATGAACCAAAAATGGTTGGAACGAAACTAGGACAGTCAATCACATACTTTTTTGATGAAGTGTTAGCACTCAGAGTCATAGAAGAACAAGATGATGAAGGTGCTCTAGTAAAAAATAGATGGCTTCAGACTGATGTTGGTCAAGGCTATACTGCAAAAGATAGGTCGGGCAAGCTTGATGGCTTCGAAGTTCCTAACTTAACTAGCGTAATTGAAAGGCTAGGTTTTAAAACTCAAGTCATAGGAGGAAATGATGAGTGATTTTGATGGTGTAAAGTGGTTAGAAAATATAACTAAACCACCCGTTGTCGAGAAAAAAGAAATTGCACCCCCAGGTGTGCATAGTGCGAGAGTCATTACTGCTGAGAAATATAAGTCTCAAAGCGGTAATTGGACAGTAAGAGTTGTTTATGAAATAAATAACGGTAACAACAGAGATCATATTGAGTTCTATTCATTATGGTCTGCTAGTGAAGAAGCAAAAAGAATCTCTAATGAGATGTTTACGCAACTTTGCAAAGCAACTGGATTTAAATCTTTTCCAGATGATGTGCATTCACTTGTGAATAAAACACTTGATCTAGGCTTATATCATAAGGAAGAGTCCTGGACTAATAAGGAAGGTGAGGAAGTTAACTCAAAGAAAACTAAAATCGGCGAGTATCTTAGCTCAGTTAGTCCAACGGCACCAAGTGGAGATAAATCTAAGTCGCCACCGACTTTATAGGTTAGGTGCTATGAAGGGGCGCAAGCCCCTTTTTTTTACTTCTAATTTAGTCTAGTATATATACACCATTCTATATCATTCTCCGAATGGTTAATTTATAGTGTATATAAAGAAGGGAGCCTTTCGGCTCCCTTTCTTTTTTAGGATTAATGAAAAATTAAATTAAATTTAATTGTTCGTATATTCTAACAACATCTCTAAACTATGTATAGCTTTCTTAATATCTTCAGATCCATTTTTAAATCTGTTTCTAGTAATGTAGCTTATAGCTTCAGACTCTAAGTTATTAAGTTTATTTTTATAACAATACTCAGCAGGTTGTATGGCTAATTTTTTATAATGATCGCCACCTACTTGACGGCTAGAAGCTTTAGCATCTATTTGCTTGTCCCATTCTGCATCTGAAACTTCA